ACGGAGAATGTTGATGGATCCTTCACAATTTTCTTGAATGCACGCTTTTCCCGTGATACACTAATAGCAGCATATCATCATGCTGTATGGCATATTGATCATGCGGATTTCTGTAGGCAGAATGTGCAGGACGTAGAAACGGAGGCGCATCAGCTATAATAATATTGATGGAGAGGAAGAAGCGTTATGGGATTATTTGCAAAACCAGTTGTAACCTGTGGTGTATGTGGGAAAGAAATAGGATCAAAAGATAAGAGATGGAAGACTCAAGATGGATATATATGCAAGGAATGTACGGATCCATTCTTTTGTACTGGCTCTAGAGCATTTATTGATAAATCTTGCGAAGAGCTGAAGGTGATGCGCGACAATCAGATAAGAGCTCGAAAGTTCTGGACGAATAATAGACAACGCTATGATAATCTAAATATCACCAGATGCATCGCCGGAGAACTCACCGTTGACGATAATAAGAGGCAGTGGTATCTGGGCGATATTAATAAGAAGGGATTGTGCTTCGACGAGAATATGAGATATCCCATTGTATTTGATTTTGCCGACGTTATAGGCGTAGATATCACTCTTGGAGACAAGACAATAACCTCGACTGCTGTTACCCGTAAAGACAAGGGACTCCGTAAAGTAGTGGCTGGCAGTCTATTAGCTGGCGATGTAGGCGCCATAATCGGTGGCATGATGGCTAGATCTAACACAACCACACAGACCGTTGAATCTCAAGGATATTGCGTTAATATCCGCATTGACGGGGCTGACAAGCCAATACATGTGCCAGTGAATGATAAGCAGACGGCGGATGAATTACATGACGCATTTCTTTCCATGATGCCAGCAGATGCTAAAAGAAAGGCCACAGAAGTCCCTGATCAAGCAGGATCATCGGCTGATGAACTACGAAAGTATAAAGGCTTATTAGATGACGGAATCATTAGCCAAGATGAGTTTGACGTTAAAAAGAAGCAGCTACTAAGTATGTAAGTAAACTAAATTACAAAAACCGCCCGGCGCTACCAACACCGAACGGCTAACACATCTCGAAGATATGCACTTAATCAAACAATATTGTATCATCTTTGGGGCAACTGGTCAATGATCAGGGGCTATTTTTATACCCAAAATTAGGAGGATGATAATATGTGGGTTGAGAAATTAGAAAATGGCAAGTACAGAGCAGTAGATCGATACACGGACTATCTGACAGGCAAGCAGAAAAAAGTGTCTGTTACCATAGATAAGAATACTGCGAAGAGCAGGAAGGACGCCCAGAGGACGCTGGATGCCCGTATAGCGGAGAAATGTAAGTCAGCGGAGAATCATGAGTATACGTTGAAAGAACTCGTGGGTGAGTACAGGAAAGGCCAGAAAGGGGAGATAAAGGAATCCACCTATGGCCGTAACTATTATATCTGTAATACACTGATGCGAATTCTTGGGGAAAACGTGATCGTGGGTCACATGACATCCCGGTATGTGAAAAATAAATTTAAAGCTACTGGACTAGACAATGGCAGCCTTAATGAAAAGCTGATCCGGTTAAAAGCATTGATCCGCTGGGGCTACCATAACGAGTTTCTATCTAATAATGAAATTGCGTTTCTAGATAAGATTGAACCGTTTCCGGATGTCTCCCATCGGGAGAAAATACAGGATAAGTTTTTAGAGTCCGAAGAGTTAAAAACGCTACTGCACGAAATGAAGATACCAGCCTGGAGGGGAATAACAGAGTTTCTTGCGTTGTCTGGTCTCAGGTTCGGAGAAATGGCAGCACTGGACCTAAAAGATGTTGATATGGAAAGCAGATTAATCCACGTGACAAAAACATTTGACGCCAATCATAGGATTGTGACGTCACCTAAGACTTTCACGTCTACTCGGGACGTCTACATACAGGACGAAATAATACCCGTGGTCAAGGCTCTCAGACAGGTCATGTTGCAACAGAAGCTTATTTATGGATATGACATGCCCAAGATATTTCTGTGCGATCCAAAGGGCGATTACCTGCACTACGATGCATACCGGAAATATTTGAAAGAGAATGCGATGCGGTCGATCGGAAGGAAAATCACACCTCATGTCTTGCGCCACACTCATACCTCTCTCTTTGCGGAGCAGGGCGTACCGCTGGATGTAATTTCAAGGCGCTTGGGTCATGAAGATAGCAAGGTGACAAGAGACGTATATTTCCATGTAACAAAGAGACTGAAAGAACGAGATAATGAGATGGTATCCGGCATTAAAATTCTATGATTGCCCCATTTCTGCCCCATTTTTAATAGAAAAAATCCGCAAACCTTGAATATACAAGGCTTACGGGATATGATTGAATGCCGGCGACCGGACTAGTATAGGCGGTGGTATGATAAGAAACAGTCGGAAAAAGGTTGAATATAAGCCAATTATTAGATAACGAAATTGAAACAATAAGCAATAAGATAACAAAATCTGCCCCATAATTGCCCCATAATTGCCCCATAGATATTACATTAATGCATTATGCAAAAAAAGGAGAGAGCCTATAAAAAGCTCTCTCCGGTCCCTTGCCACTTCTATAATAAAATGAGAAGGTGCAAATTCATTATATCATTACTTTGTTTATAATACAAATACTTTTGCCAGCATTTGCTGCATCTTCCAAGTCCCATTGATTCGGCTTCAGATTGTGTAACTTGCCTAGCTTTATTTGGGTTCATCCTTCCACAGTTATTAATGCTATGATATTTACTCCCGGTCTCCGAAATCCATACCATCTGCTCATTATTCTGGGGTTGCTCTTGCGGCTGTTCCTGTGCTTCCGCTGGAGTGCTTTCAGATAGTTATCTCCAGAGTGCCCCGCTGTAATCTCTAACCCTTTGTTCTGAATAGCAGTCAGCACATCCATATAGGTTTGTGAGGTATGTGTCTTCTCAGGCAATATTACATTGCCAAATACGAAAGGTACTGTTGATACTTTCGTAGCATCATGTTCTTTGCATATTGTTCCATGTATTCAAAATCAGGTTCGCCTGAATCAGTAGTGGGCAGCATGAGTTCAAGACGCTTCATACGACCTAGAGTTGCCCCATTTCCACCCCAATTAAACTTTGCCTTCATCTGATTTCTAAATAAAGGAATTACGAATTGAGCGCTAAACAAGTTCAATTTATCTCCAGAAATTACTTGTATATTCTGACCAGTAACAAACTTGTGAGATTGCCAAAAGGCTGTTTGCGTATCAAGACCTACAGTAATACACCCAGCCTCATCATGACCATAAGAAAAATTATCATCACTTACAAATCGAGCTATACCATTATTTGTATCTGTTCTTGTTATGTATGGTATATTTTTAATTTTCCCATCAATCAAACGAATTCCATCAATACTACTATTTGTTGTCTCTATAACAAATAAACCATCTTCGCCAAAAGCCTTAAATGTATTCCACTCTTTCTCATCCAAAGCAGGGATTTCTACATAATCACCAATTTCAGCAATCTGTTTTTCTGCATAGTCGCGATACTTCGCAAGCATTGCTTCTTTATGCTCTTGCACATATTCAGACATATAATCATAGTCAGGTTTCCCATCATCTGTGACAGGAAGCATTACTTTATCACCGCGCAAATGCTGTTGGTTTCGTTTATACCCATGACTATATTTTTCCTCTATCATATCTTGTACAGCTACAAAGAAAATCCCTGAATTAGAATTTAGCCAATCCGCATAACCATAGATAACATCGCTAGTCGAAATGAATTTCTCTCGTTTGTAAATTGCATAGCCTGCCGAACCATCACCGTTCTTAATAAATCCAATACAATTTCCTTCTTGAATCAGGTTATTCGACAATTCATCATCTGCAATAGAACACATAACACCATTATTTCGATTTGTTGCTCCAATATAATTAACCCCATCAGTTATTTTCGTTAAATGATTCAGACCTTTACCTTTTCCAGCAATGATTTTCTCAAACATCCCTGTAATAGGTATTGCTACCCACTCTTTCTCATTCAGCGTCTTCATCATCCTTCGCCTCCTTATCCTCAAACAAGTACTCGCGATTCTGCATTATCATTGAGAACTCAAATGTTAAATAGTCACCAATAGACTTCTCAAAATCTACATCCGTAGGTATCTCATCGTTGAAATAATAAAAGCTATGTAACCACTCATCATCCGCTTGTGCTGTTGATTCAACACAAAATTTAGACGGTGCTTCAACAAGCCCATTCCACACATCCATTAAATGCTGTCTTTTGTCTTTTGCAGAATCACCTTCTACAAGCCCAACATGTGCTCTAACTTTGTAGCCATCTTCACGGAAATCAATAAATTTGCAAACGTGGTCTTTATCATGCGGTTCATGAGCCGTAAATACTGCAATAACAGGGTTTGTACCAACTCCATAGAATGTATCAGTATTGCATGTGATAACGCCCTCTAGCGTATGCTTTTTCATAATGCTTTCTTTGAACGCTTGCTCTGCTTTTGATTTTCCTGTCATAGAAGACTGCGGAACAATCACAGCAGCACGAGCACCTGATACCAATGAATCTAATAAATGCTCAATAAACGAAATCTCGTACTGGTCTGGGTCACTCTTTGTCCCCTGAGAATATGGTGGATTCATCAACCCAACTGTAGCTTGTTTCATCTGCAATTGTGCAGGGTTTTTCTTTAAGAAGTCGCTACATTCAAGGTTGCTATTTCCATCACGTCGTAAAATCATATTTGCAGCAGCAACAGCAAACATATTGCTTTGTAACTCAAGCCCGTGAAGTTGCTTCTTTTTAATACTCTTACGTTGAGCTTCTGTATCTGCTTGTGAAAGCATTTTGTGCATTGCTGAAATCAAGAATCCTGCTGTACCACAACATGGGTCTAATACAACATCATCAGCTTTCACATCAACCAATTCACACATTAAATCTGTTATGTGCTGAGGAGTTAAAACGATTCCTAAAGTTTGTCCATCACCACCAGAATATCTCATAAACTCACCGTAAAAACGACCTATGAAGTCCTCTGAGGTTTTCTGATACTTGATATTCTTAAACACATGCTCATATAAGAACTCTGTGTAATATTTAAGCGGTGTCTTTTTCAGTGTATCGTTTATCTCATTCAATCGAAAGCTGGTTTGCAAAATCGCAAATTCTGCAAGGAGTTTATCCTTTTTTACATCTGGGCCAACATTTGAACGAGTTAAACGGTTTTTAATGGCATTCATCAACTTATCGCCATCACGGTTTCCAGCAAGCTGGTCGCCCTTTAAATCATTAACATTAAAACTTCCATACTCAATCTCATCAAGAGCAAGTAAAATCCCTGCAACAACCAAAGGCTTGTCTTGGTCTTTTAATGTTCCGTATGTACGTAAATACTCGTGTAGTTCAGCCGCATCTTTTAGTATCTGTTCTGTTGTCTTTTCTACGTCTGTAGCTTCTTCCAGAACATATCTTGTATAATATTCGTTAATGTTTGATTCTGTGAACCATGTAAAAGATTCAATATCGAGTAATTTCTTATAACCCTCACGGTCATCAACCCATAATGGAGTAATCTTGTGATGCTTTTCATCACCTGATACACCAACAGCAAACACTTTCTTAAATGAACTGTTTTGAGCAATATGCTTACTATAAAAATAAGCTCCGTTTACGGCATAATCAGTAATAGATTTAATTTTCATATCAAGAATGCCATCATCAGTCAATTTTACATGCTTTGATATATCTGATTTATCTTCAATTACAAGCACAAAATCCCCTATGACAGCTACATATTCAGGATAACCTACTTTTCCTGTACCTCGTTTTGACGCTGTCTTTAGTGCTGCATCAAGTTCTTTCACTTCACTGCCTTGTGCATCAAATTTAATCCTATTCTCATCCAACTGAGCAGCTACCCAAAGGTCTGTTCTAACTTCCTTCTTTGCCATATATAAAAGTTCTCCTTTGTTTTTTGTTTTCATGATTAAGCAACACATTCTTTTACCACTAACCGCCGGAATGGTTGCCTGGTGCCGTCAGAACCAGATCACAAAGTTTGCTTTTTATTATTGGAAGAAACGGTTGCAGGAAGATACGGTAGATACACATTCTTCCTTCTTTACGGAATTAAAACTGCCAGACAGCGCTTTCCGGCCAGAGGGGAAAGCCGGGCTTCAGCTTCGGTGGAGGGACTATTCCTTCCTGGTCTCCAATTCAAGTAAACTTTCCCTTGTAAACTCATTTCATTATACTCTTTACAAGAGAAGAAAACAATTCCAAAAAATAAAGATATCCAGCTATGATTCCAGATGTCTTTAATCTATCTCTGTTTATTAAGCCATACCTGCAATGCTGTAATACACTGACTCGGATGTGATAACACTCCATCTTCTGCCATCCCAAATTTACGCTGTAGTGCACAATTAAATCCTGATCCAATATAGCCGTCTTTCTTAACACCTAACCATTGTTGCATTTTCCTAACCAACATGCTTCCACCGTTCGGAGTATTGGACCACTCTGCGGATACAATGCCAGGGCAATACCGCTTGTACGCATTGAGCTGGTTAGAAATAGTCCGGTCTTGTGAAAGTCCAAAATAATGCTGTAAACGCTGAGTTGTATCGCCACCCCATAAACCATCCACCTTAAGGACAATCTTGCCGGATGAGTTTTGTACAGGTGCAGACTGTGCCGGTGCTGCGGATCCACCGCTGATCAGGTTCTTAAGCCTACTCCAGTCTCCTTTTTTCCGGATCTGGCTCGGACAGTTCTTTGCACATACATCATAATGCTGCACCACATGTGATGCTGGAATTCCCGTTTCGGACATAAGATGTTTAACCAGCGCTACCGTGTTCTGGAAGGCTTTATCGTAGCTATAACCTGCCTGTACACACATTTCCACGCCGATGCTGTTACGGTTGGATACAGTACCAAATAGACGTCCACATCCGTAGTTTTTACCGCAGTGCCAGGTCCCACGGCTATGTTCTGCCGCCTGATATACAGTAGCGCCATCATCCACATAGTAATGTGCAGACATACCGGAAAAATTTCCATTGTGCTGCGCCTTAGCATGTGCCAGGGCGTTGGCCCCAGCACTGAAATTATCTGTATTGTGTACTACAATGTATTTTGGATTGTTGCTTGCATATGTGTTCTGGTTTGAAATATAATTTCTGTTAATATTCATTTATTTCTTCTCCGTTTCTTCTATGTTATTTGTGTTCTCCGACACTTCCGGCACTTCCGGGATACCTGCTGTGCTAGTCAGTAAGGACAATACACCGGCTAATACCGATGCAGACACAACATACCGCCAGTCTACTTCCCCAAGTGCTGCAGCCGCTCCAATGCCGGCGATTGCCGCCTGCGCCATTGTCTTGATTGCTCGGATCCCTGCTTTTTGTAACCATTGTTTCAGATTTCTATTCTTCATGTTTTCCATCCTTCCTGACAGGTAGAGTCTGTATCTCCTGCCACATCCTTGTTGCCATACCATTACCGCCTAAAGCATGGTAGGCAATATACATTTCATAGTAATTTTGATACACGTAACTGGGTATGTACCCGAGTTGCATGTACTTGTCGTGGTACTCGATGAGCTGCACCCTTAAAAGGAGCATGGTACCCGTAGAGTTTGCATCTCTGTCTCGCTTTTGCTGTTTTAGCAGCCATACAATATATCCCAGCACAATGGGCAAAACTATAAAGTAAGACTGTTTTAGGATGTCTGTCACATCTCTATACCTCCAATTTTAAGCATTAAAATAGCCCAGCCTATTCGGACTGGACTAGAGAACTTATTTTTTTCTGTACATTTTTGATAATCTCATCAATATCAATTTCAGATTTATCGAGAGTAAAACGCCCATTAACATAATCACTTTTTTCAGGGTCTGAATCATCAAATGTAATCCCATATGATTTTGCATCATAACTTCCAGTGTCATAATCAAACGATATTCCAGTAATTCTAATCATTAAACATCACCTCCTTCCATTATTCCGGATATGGATCGGCAGTTATCCAAGCCGCATTCATCCAAAAATCTTCATTCGCTGGAATACTAACCCGATTCTCCACGATAACAACACCTGCCTCGTCGTTGCCGGATGGTCTTATCTTAATATCCATAACCTTCGTATTCTGCTTACTGACTAATCTTAAAAACACGGTCTGCTGTGTCGGTCGGAATCCTTCCGGTATTCGTTCATTCATAGAGGTATTATTCAATGGCGCCGCAACACTAAAATTCCAATACCCTTGTAGGGATACAACATCCCCATCTCGAATTACAGTGGAGGAATTGTTTTTTTGGTACCCCATATTGAAGAATTTCCATATAGGTTTCAACTTTTTGAGTCGGTATAATTCGTCGAATCCAATGAATACTATCTCACCTTTAGTGGCGTCAAAGGAAGATATTCCTTCATAGGACAGCTCCGTGTACATTTTCATGTTATTTTGCGCATCCTTAAGCATTGTTGTGTATCTGTCTGGATACAACCACCATGCTCCCTTATATCCGTCTCCGGCTCGTGTGTACTCGTTTTTGATGCCGCCACCATAAATGGAGACTTGGCCGTCCATAGCCTCCTCGCCCCACTCTGACTCAGTTTCTGTATGATACGGATTGGTAATCGTGCCCATAACAGATGATATGGCAGATAAGTTTTGCACGTTGAGATTTTCCGCTTGTATCAGCCAGATCTCCCATGATGCACCATTATATTTCTTGATAACACCATTTCCACTACTAGACGTATCCTGCCACAATTGCCCAGCATCTGGCTCCTCGGGTGCTGTATCCGATACGATAATACCGGATTGTCCTTGCTTCGTTTTAACCACTGCAAGCGACCGCTGTAGCGTAGTATCCTTATATACCGCCTGTAAGATTGCTGTACCATAGTCCGCTATATCCGGCATGGCAGACACGGTATATGCCCCTGTACTGCTATTAATCGCAACAGATACATTGTTCATGGATACCGTGCTGTAGGCGACCCCAGACGTTACTTTTGTGACTCCGTCCATTACTTCCATACTTCCCTTGGCTTCACTGTAATCCGTAACAGCTCCATCACTGTCAGCCGGCAGAACTATCGGAGACAAGGTTAGGGATGCTGTAAGAGCGTTCTCCCCAGGGCTTCCGTCCTGTCCGACTCCATCATTTCCACGGAACTTAGCCCATTTATACTTGCTCGGGTCTTGACTATTACCAGAATTAAAATCCGTGTACTGCCCCATATAGTATCGATCTGTACTGTCAGTAGTAGAAAAGTTTGTCTTACCGTCTTCGCTGTTGGCATAAGCAATATGGAGATAAGTTGTCTTTCCATCTGTTCCATCCGATCCTGCAGGTCCTTCTGGTCCCTCTGTTCCGTTCTCTCCGTCTTCCCCGTCATCCACATTAACTAGCGTGGCTTCTGCTTCGCCGATCTGCTCGTTCGACGTGTTGAAAGCTACGAACCGATATACTGCCTTAGGCGATGCGTTGGCAGCAGTAACCGTGATACTTCGATCAGTCCCGACTTGACTACCGTTGCGGTACCACTGGTATCTGAATTTGTCTGATGCATCCAGTCGACCATCCCGAACTTGTGCAGTCAGTGTTGTGGATCCTGTTCCGTTCTTGAATTGCGTCCCATTGTCGCTAGATATGGAGCACAAGAAAACCTTGTTCCGTTCGATAATCTTGTTCATCGCCGCCAGCAAAGAAGGGTCTATTTCAGACTGTAATTCAACTACGTTGGAGAAAGTTGTCTGGTTCTGCGTGGTATCTACAAAATGTTCTTCCTGTTCGGACACCCTAGCCTCCAGTATCAACATAGGGGTATATCCGTCATCCTCGATAGAAAACGTATCACCTATGTCAGCATCGAAATACCCCTTAATCTCGTACGTTACTTGTGGTACCGAGTACTTCTTAAGCTGTGCCAGTGCCTGCCCGTATAGCGTCGCCTGTGAGTCTGTATCGTACTCCCAGTCATAGCTGGCATAACGGTCATAAGTGTTGTTAAGGTTTGACGGAAACCTGTCACGGGCTTGTGGCGCAAAAATCAAATTACCGGCTGTATAATACTCCAGCTCTCCATTTTCATCGTACTCTGTGCGCTCGTATCCAGTCAGATCTAGCCCGTCTCTACCACGTGGACGAATCGCAGAGAAAAACTCGGATATATCGGATTCCTTTCTTATAGTCTCTATTTCTTTGCCCCATCTCAGTATCTGTCCGGTCTTACGCTCGCCCATACCCTGATACTGGTCATCGTGTTCGCGGTATACGTTCAACCGGATTTCATCCAGTGAGTAATTGTTGCTTAGTACTGTAACGAATTCTAATTCAGCGTCAAAGCTATTGGCTATGGAATATAATCTTGCAAGAACCGTAGAAGAACCGTCCCAATCAAGTACCATGCTTTTATTCGCTACCTCATTCGTTCCTAACGTCAGGACTCCCTCAGGGTCGAATACTTTCAGATATTCTTCGAATGTCATCGCTTTGCTTGCTGTGTACGGCTCTCGGGTTTCATTGTTCAACTCCAAAACAAGACCGAGGCAAGAGACCTCTACTGTTTTTTCGTTTTTGGACGCATTCATAATATTACACATGTAATCTTTGCTTTTATAGACAAAAGCGATCTTATTTCCCTCTATTAAGTACTGGCTGTCCTCGTCCTGCGAAGATGCTGTCAAGTCAAAGGTGTAGGCGGATCCCTGTAAGTACGTGTGTAGTGTTGCTTCATCGTAGTGCATGGCGTCCGGTATGGAATTGTCAAGAAACGTAAGAACATTCTCGAACCTGTCTAATATCGCTAGTCTTGGCATCTATAACCACCCCTCTCTTATTTTAGCTGTAATTGTTGGTGCTGGATCTGCAAAGTCTGAATAATAAAACTGCACCTTTGTTTCTCCGGGCTGTGCTAGTGGATAGTTGGATCCTCGGACTTCATCATCTGGTCTTATGATTCCGTCTGTGTATACCTTGCCTGCACGACCATCTACCTCGATCGTACTACCTTGTGGAAATCGGTTAGGGATATCATCCCACTTCGTTACATTGTGCTTTTGAAATGTGAGCGAGCGAAAAGCGGAACCAGTCAGCATCGGATTGCGGTCATATTGCCCAATATACAGCTGTATCTTACAGCACTTCTTTTCTTCCAAGTCAGGAACATTAATCGTTTTTCTTACACCGTAAAAGTAACCGCCAACAGTGGACCCCATCTTAACAACATCACAATTACCTCGGTTCCAATCAAACATGTTCTTGCCATATACTGCTGCCGATGGCTCAAAATCGTCTTCGAAATAGTGCCTTTTTTGAGATCCTCCGGCTCTTAACATCACATGTGCCTTATTATTCGTTAGTGTATTCTTTTCAATGATGTAACAGAAAATTAGTTCGTCATTCTCATCAAGGAAGTTAACTGACATGCTTGATGTCTGCCCGACTGCGCCAGTTTCGAACCAACAATTAAAGTAGCACCAAAAATTCTGCGCTCCTTTTTCACCTTCACTGTCTGGTGGTATCTCATAACTGATCATTCCACCATTCAGACCGGATGTTCCGCCAGGATTTGACAACTGTAAGATGTTCTGTCCATTGTATGGATTTAACTTCAGATCTCCTTTTGTGTACTTGGCAGAGTTCTCCGGATGCGTACTTGTGTCCTTTTCCCAACCATCAAATGTGTTTGTATTAATTAGTGTTTCGCTCTGCTGATACGGCACTTCATCCACCTCCGCGATGCGCCCGATCTGTAAGACCGTGTCTTCAGTTACGACTCCGACATAGCCATTATCGTGGTTGTTTACGATCGTGTAATCTATCGGGACTTCCGCAGTTCCTTCATTATATATAGTGGCTTCCATGATACCTTCTTCATTTATGGATGCCGGAAACTCTTTCTCTTTCGTGCTGTATTTGTGTGGGTCAGAACAGTAAATCTGATAGGTGGATGTGCATGAAAGAACCCCGATTGGTGGTGCCTCTGCTTCTGTCTTACTTCCTATATAATAGTGCTCAAGATCGTCTGCAAATTGCACCTTCGCTTCCTTAAAATCAAGGAGGCCATTCAGCTTATCAAATTTCTGTATCAGTTCCTCCGGCGTGTCTGCTTGCAAGTGGTACTGTACTTCGATAATTCGGCTTGTCTGATAGTAGTCCTCTAGGTATAGATTGTTGCCGATCTTGCGTTCACTGTAGTCCATATTAACCGATTCCCTACCAGACACAGTTAATGTCTGGTAGCCGTCTATTTCCTGATCAATACAAACTCCGTTAATAAACACAGCCTCTGAAGGGAGGTATTCTTCGCTTGCCGGCTCTCCCGGATCCGTAAATTTGTACATGCTTATCGCTCTCCCTTTATCATCTTCTTAACCCTGTTTCGCTTGTTTCTTTCTGCCTCGCTGTATGGCGCCTCTGCCCTCGCAATCTCTCGACCGTCCAGATACACTGGTACAACAATTCGCATATCTTTGTTAGCGCTGACACCGCTGTAGCTTGCTCCGGCTCCTGCATAGGCAGGCGTACCGGCCATTGTAGGCGTGGGTATCATTACATTTGCAAGCTTTTCACTGGCGTTGTCCACCTTCGACATCACGTTAAGTAGACCAATCGCCGCACCTTCTCCGGTATATTCGCCGATTTTCTCCGTCACTTTAGACGGGCTGTGAATCTGCAGTGCAGACCGCATTGTTGCAGCCA